CCCCACCGGATACATCAGCACACCTTTCTTAATCACACTCTGATTCTTCCTGTTGATATTCACCGGCACTCCCTTACCGATCAGCGGTTTACCCTTGCTCTCTGAACCCTTCATCGGCACCCATCTGCCCACCCTGGTGCGGCACCAGTCCCGTACTTCATGCGTCGCATATCCACCATCATCAATACCACCTAACGCAATCTGCAGCTCTGCCCCATCCTCACGCTTCCATTTCGTCTCCAGCACTGCATCCAACTGATTCAACGTCTCAACCTGCTGTGGGTCGCCATCGATCTCAAAATGCCCCACATGCCAACCTTCCTCTCCCCTCCCCCATCCCCATATCGTCACCACCAGCCGCTCAGCCATCGCACCACCGCCGCCCTGTACGTCAACGCCAGCGGTCAACACCAACACACCATTCGGCACCACGTCCGCTGGATACCCATTCCCAACTCCTGCATCCTGCCGCCGCTGAGACAATCCCTCCACATTCAACTTCCCGGTAATCGTGTCCTCCCATGGCACGCCCAACACCGTATTGTGAAACGTCTGCATCGAATCCGTATCACCCTTCCGCATCATCTCCAGCGCTTCTTGGTACTCACTCACCAGATTTCCCCACTCCGCTCCAGCGTGGTAGCTATACGCTGCCCAGATATGCCTACTCCTTACCCTCGGATAACCATCCTTCAATATCTGCTGGCTACGGTCCAGCCCCAGCGGACATGCCCACCCGCCATGCTCATCCATCCATCGCAACCTGGCATATCCAATCAACTCATGGCAGTTCTCACATTCATACTTCCCCGCATCCTCGCCTTCCTTTCGCATCTGCTCCCACCTCAGCACCTGATACTCCCCGCAATGCGGACACGGCAAGTACCGGTACTGCTGGTCACCCTTCTTAAACCACTGGTGCGTTTTATCATCAGGATAAATTGGCGTCCCGCCAATGATCGTCTTGCGGTTCCAGGTGGTGGCCGATCGATTCATCCCTAGCTTGATCTGATCACCTTCGTCGATCGCGTCATACGCTGACGGTTCCTCAAATATCACTACCGTCCGTTCCTTACGCCGAAACCCCTTACCACTGGCAGCGCTCACAATATCGATCAGCCCGCCATTGGTGAGCTTTTTAAGCAGGATGGTATTCGTCGCCGTTCCCCTAGCCTTCGACTCAGCCAGTAACCCCTGCAAACATGGCGAATCCCTAAACAAATCCGATATATCTTCCTTACTATACTCTTCCGCATCATTCTGAACCGGCTGCACAATCATGATCTTGCTCGGCTTCCAATGCGAGTAATACTGCACCGCGCCGATCTTCACGCACTCGGACCATCCCACACGGGCTGACTTCATGCAAACCTCCACTTCCACATATGCACTGGTAAATCCATAAAACCAGTCACGCTGATACGGCCTAGTCGTCCACTTACCTTTACTCGCTGCATTACCCGTAACATGACCATACGTGTCCGCATACTCAACCCCGTTCAACAGCGGCCGTGGCCTGAAGCATTCCGCCAAGCTCCGAGCCATACTTATCCGATCGCGGCTGATCATCCCGCTACCTCCCCTTCCGTAAACTCCCAGTCCGCTACGTTCTGCAGAAACTGATTCACCAACTTCGTTACAATGTCCTGCTCTTCTACCGTAAGATGCGGGATCTGGTTCTTAATCTGCTGCGGCAAACTCAACGCCTGATCCTGCAACGTCAGCGCCACCGCCTTCTGCGCTTGCTCTACATCATCCCGATACACCAGCTTCCCCTCCAGCAGCTCGCGCTCTACCTGCAGCTTCAGTTTCTTTTCGTACTCAGTCCAGGCGCGTTCTGTGTTGAAGTCTGGTGTGTCGCCATCAGCATCAGCAGGGCGCTTCTCTGACTGAGCTGCATCACTTCTGACGGCCATCCGTTCCTTCGCTGGCCGCAACGGCTTCTGCGCTGCTTCCACAGGCGCTTTTCGGCTGCCATGCTTGCTCTTCGTCTTCGGCACCTTCGCCCACGCATCATGCAGACCCTCCCGCCGCACATGCCGCACACCATTCACCAGCACCTCGTCGAGAAACCCATTCTCGATCGCCCGGTAAACCTGATTCCTACTCGTCAGCCCCAGCACTGCCGCAGCATCACGAATAGTCAGCAGCTCAGTTCCCGCCACGTGTCACATTCGCTTGTCACAATCTATCTGTGACAGAATCTATGTGACAGGCCGGTTCTCCTGTGGTGGTGCTGGGGTGGGGGATATACTGGCCGGTTATTGCGAAACAGTCACATAACGATAGCATGTTCTCAATAGAGAAAACAGGCGTCGGAACTAGCCGCTCGACCCTCAATAGGAAGGACCCAGATCCGTTGCAGCGCAAGGGTTCTCACTTGCGAGGCGTATTGAGAATCAATAGGCTGGCTTCCTTATTGAGAATGCCAGTGATACTAAGGGTTCTCAGCGAAAGCCAGCCCTTGCCAGCTCTGCCCGTGCATACCGCTCGATCTCACCAGGCCAGTAGATCCGCACCTGCTCTTGCAGGTCGCCCTTGAGGTCGTAGGTGCTGGCTCTGCGCTTTGGATTTGGTTCAAGGATCCACTTGAGCTTCGTTCCCTTAAAGCTCTTGTATTCCCCAGGCCCTGTGCGCTCGAAGATGCCGTAGCGACCTGGGCCACCCTTGATCGGGATGATGAAGATCCGGTTAGCACGATTGACCATCGTGCCGGTCTTCCTGATCGACGCCCAGCCCGTGAGCGCCTTGGTGTAGGCAGCACGTGTGACGTTGCCTTTGCTGTCCTTGCGCTGCGAACGAGTGGGGACCATCGTGACCCTGCTGCCCACAAGTTCAGAAGCTGCCAGGTCTGCGCCCTTGGTGCGTGGCTCTGTGCCTTGCGTGAGCACAGAGATGTAGCGACCAGCAGCACGTGGCCGATCAGTGCGCAGGCCAACCTCAGCCACTAGGTTCTGAGGTGTGGGTCGTTCGTGATAGGTGGCGTTGTAGGTCCAGGCTGTGGCACCGCCTTCAATGCGGTTACTGCGGTTGGTCTTCAGATCATCCTTGAGCCAAGCCTGGGTCTTGATCACGGTGTCGCGCAATGCACGGCCACTGGCATAGCGCAGGTTCTTCTCGGTGAGCAGCTCCAGCCCTCGTATTGAGCGGTCGAGACCAGTTGTATCGAGGCGGATGTCGAGCATGAGTAAAACCCCGCTGCAGGCGGGGCGTGCGTCCCATTGGCGCCAGGGTCAGTCTGGGTAGGTGTCAGCAGGGCCAGGCAAGCCGTTACACCCGAAACAGGGCGTTACAAGATTCGTAACACCCCAAACCCAAGCCCCCCACTCAAATACAGGCCCTCCTGTTACACTGTTACACCTATTCAAGAAAAGGTATAAGTAAAGAGAGAGTTGGGGACGTATCACTGTGGAGGGGTGTGGGTGTGGATGTATGTGCCTTTATGGGGGGCTGTATCCCTTGGCCGGCGTAACGCGTAACAATTCCCCCAGATCGCAGCCCACCACTCAAAAACAGGCGAAACACCCAACGTAACCACCGAAACGGTTTTCGGTAGCAGCGTGAACAGTTCAGCCTTGAATAGTTCGTATGGGCACAGAAACCGCTCGACTGACCGAACCGATGCCTTTGAATCGGATCACGCCTGCTCGAACTGCTCCAGGGATGCGGGAGAGGACGGTTGCCCAGCTATGAGCCCATGGCGTATCGGACAGGATGCGCTCGATGCCCTTGGCGGTGTTGGAGATGAAGAGGTTGCCATCTTCGGTTTTGATGCCGATTCGTCCGAGGTGCGCCTCTGCGGTATCTGGGGTGATGTCGATGGATGAGGCTGTGTGGTTGGCGATTTCCACAAGCTCGCCGATGGTGCGTGTGAAGGCTTGACGATCCGTCTCAACCCTGAGCTGATGCTGAAGGATGGTTTGGAGGCAGCGGTGTTCGTCGGGTTCGGCGTTGGCTTCTTTGTATGGCTGCCAATCGTTCTGATCAATGAGTGTGTAGGCGTCGGCTTCGGTGGCGACGTGCTGGTTCATCAGGGACCATGCACCGGCGAGTAGGGTGCCGTACTGGTCACCTTCACGTTGGGAGTCGAAGCGATCAGCGGCAGCACGGCGAAAGGCAGCGACTGAATCGCGGATGATTGATATGGAGCGTACGGAGCGGTGAAGGAGGCGATGGCCTGCGGTGGTGGTGATGATGCGTGTGAGGTCAGCGTCTAGGGCAGACCAGTGAGCGATGCGGTCTGATTTAGGGAGGTAGGAGGGGTTACGAAGTGTGAGCTGAGCGAAGCGTGAGCGATCGGCGCCTTGCTTAAGGGCGGTGGAAATGGAGCACATGAGGAACATGGAGCGAACGGTGAAGCGCTGTGCGGCACCGTCAGCGCCACCTTTACCGATCACCCCACGGCCACTGGATGATGCGACGCGAGCTAGGGCGAGGATGTCTTGAATGCGTTTGCGGTCGGACTGTTCGTTGGATTCGGCTTCGTCGAAGATGACGGGGAGAGCGTCGGAGCGCAGTTCTTGGCGGATGAATGCTTCAGTGGTGTTGCCTTCAGGCCATAGGGCGAGGGATTCGAGGATGGGGCCAAGGAAGCGGTTAAGGATGGCGGATTTGCCGGAGCCTGCGGATGCTGTGAGCCAGATGTGTGGGCGCCAGGAGAGTGCACCACAGATGGGCGCGAGTGCGAGCCAGCCGGCCAGGAGGATGCCGGATGCGGGGACTTCCCAGTGGAAGCGAGAGGCGATGTCTAGGAGTTCGGCGCCTTCGTGATCGGTGAGTGGGGTGATGTCTAGGGGGATCTCGATGGATGTGAGGCGCTGGTAGTTGAAGCGTGATGGCGGTGGGGCCATGACGGAATGGGAGATGCCGTCAACGATGAGGCGATCACCGAGGTGCAGGATGGAGCGGTTGTCATCGATCCATGCACCACGACCGCGGATGCGATCGGGGGAGTAGACACCGGTGCGTGCTTGGCGAGCGAGGAGCGAGGATACGGCTGATTGCCAGTCAACGCCGGATTTGGAGGGGTAGATGGTTTGCCAGTAGGGGAGTTCGGCTAGGCGCAGGAGGTTGTTTGTGGAGTGACCGGGTGCGGTGAGGCGTATGACCTGGCCGGTGTTGCCGGGTTGGTAGTAGTAGGAGTCACCATCGAACCCGAGGCATGTGAATGGTGCGTTGTCTGGAATATCTGGCGGTGGTGTGGGTGGTTGGTTTTGGTGTTCCGGTTCTGGATCTGGTGTGGGCTGAGGATCAGGGAGGGTATCGATTAGGCGTGCGTGTGCTGCGAGTTCGGTAGCGGCGCGTTGAGGCGTCCATGAGGTGGGCGCATCAGCGAGGTCCCATTTGTGTGGGGTATTGGGTGGGGGGTTAACGATGGAAACGGTGCAGCCGATGCGTTGAAGGCGTGGCGCGAGTTTGGCCATGCACTGACGGCCGGGATCGTCGTTATCGGGCCAGATGGTAACGGTGCGAGCTGAGAGGGGTGACCAGTCGGTGTGTTGTACGCCTGCGACACCACCACACCAGGCGATGCAGACGTGATTAGGGAATAGGGGTGCTGCAGCGTCGGCTGATTTTTCGCCTTCGGTGATTAGGACCGGAGCGTTTGGGTTGGCGGTGAGTTTGTGGAGGTTGTAGAGGGGGCGAGGTGCGGGCCAGTGGGAGTCGAAGGGATCTTCATTGCTGGGGAAATGCCACTGGTTATCAAGCCAGGTGCGCTGGACAAAGAGTTTTTGCGGTTCGCCGTTCTTGGGTGGCTTAGGGATGCGCTGCACCCAGAACAGCTGGTTGCCGTCAGCGTCGGTGTAACACCACTGGGCGACGGCACGCCCGAGCGAAGGCGGCGGTGTACCTACTGGTGGTGCGGCTGGTGTGCGATGTGGCCGCTTGGATTTCTTGGGTGCGGACACGGCGGGTGATGGCAGGCCGAGGTGTTGTTCGATGCGTGAGACAGCCTGTTTGAAGTCCCATCCGGTGACGCGCAGGAGCAGGTCCATACCGGTCATGCCGCCGCCCTGCTGGTTCTTGCCGCCGCATTGATTGCAGTAGCAGCCACCGGGGCCATCGTCGTTATCCCAGCGGAAGCGGTCGGTGCCGCCGCAGGATGGGCATGGCTGGTGTTTATTGGTTAGCTGATCAGGCGAAATGCCGCCAAGGGATTGCAGCAGCTCCGGCCAGCGACCGGCTGTGAGGTCGTTGATGGAGCGCATGCGAGGTGTTAGGCGATGCCGCGGCGTGCGGAACGAGCAGCGCGGCGCATGTGATCAGCGATGAGCTGGCGGATGAAGGCAGCACGTGAGAGGCCAACGAGATCGCGTTCGCGGTCTACGTGCGCCATGAGTTCAGGGGATAGGCGTATGGCTGTGGAGGAAGCACGTAGCTGGTGGTTGGGGTTCTGGGAGAAGGGACCGTTCATGGGGTGGAGCGTTCTGAGGCAGCCTACCGCAGCAGTTTCGGAACTGGTGTGGTAGGGTTTG